TTCCGCCAGCAGATGAGCGACGCGGAGAAGGCCATGAAGGGCCAATACCTCCTGGTAGAGGCCCCAAACGAGCGCGAAGCGCACGACGACTACGTCGATTCGCTGGCGCTCGCCTGCGCTTGCTCGTTGGAGGACTCGGTTCCCGTGGTGGAAGAGATGACCAGTCCGTTCTACGGGCGGTAACCGAGAGTCCCCCTTGTAGATACGTCCCATCGGGCTCGATCGTCCGACGGAACTCTCGGCAAAGTTCTGATGGGTCTATGATCGACGTGATACCTGTCTAAGGAGGTCCCCATGGCCTATCAGCCTGCCAGCGGCTACGAGCACGTGATGGCTGTCAACACCGCTCGGCGTGGACCGCTGCGCTTCGAAGAGGGCGTGGCCACCGACACCGACGTCCCCAACGACTTCGGTCAGGGTGCCTACGGTGATCCGGGTGGCGACGGTCGGGGTCGTCCGTTCACGCCGCGCAAGGACCCTGCCGAGACGATGCGGGAGCGCGCCCATCTCGGTTCGTCCACCTGGATCGAGGCCCCGACGATGCTCAACGACTTCGTCATCGGTGCATCGGCCGGTCAGGGTCCCTCGCAGTTCGAATACGAACTCGGCTCCGAGGCTCGGCTGCGTCGGCTGAACCCGGCCCAGGTCAACGACTGACCACACCGTGGCCGCTGCCCGGAAGAAGCCTTCGCTGATCAAGGTCGGGCCACCACCGGTTCCCACGGCTGGGTTCGGCCCGAAGCCGAAGCAGGAGAAGTCCGCACCTGAGCCGTTGAAGCCGCCCGGCCAGCCTGGTCCGGGTCGTCCAGTGTCGAACATCGGCAAGTACCTGATCAAGCCAACGGCGGAACTCGACAGCGGTTTCGAGATGATCAACGCCGACCCGAACATTCTGGCGAGGGTGCACAAGCAGTATCTCAAGGCCGGTCAGCTTCCGCCGTCGCTGCAGCCCAAGTACCTGCGCAAGCCGGAGGTCATGGATCACCAGCGGGCGAACAACATCTCCAAGGGATGGCACAAGCCAAGGAGCCGACAGGGATGACGTTGGGAGAGCAGTTCAAGCAGCCTCGCCTCCCCGGTGCCGATTGGCACCGGGGGGACTTCAAGCGCGTCCCGCACTTCGCTTCTGGAGCCAAGGCCTACGCCGAATCGCAGGGACTATCACACAGCCAGCGAGGCATCGCCAGCACCAGGGCCGATCCGAACAACATCATCCGCATCGGCAACATCATCCGTGACCAGCAGGGCACCGAGCAGATGACCCCTGGGCTGGCCAAGTCCTACGAGGCGCTCAAGGCCGGGATCAGCAGCCAGTTCGAACATCTCACCAAGCCGACCTCTGAGGGTGGTATGGGGATCAAGGTGCAGTACGGTCGAGAAGACCCGTACTCCTCGCCGCAAGAGGCTCGCGCTGACGTGATGAAGAACAAGCGCCTGCGGGTGCTGTCCACCGAGGCCACCGGGGGCATGGCTCCCGGCCACCCGATGAGCAACGAGGACAACGACAAGTTCCGGGCCGTGCACGACGCCTTCGGGCACATGGCCACCGGGCGCAACTTCTCCCGTCACGGTGAAGAAGCCGCTGTCCAGCACCACGCCCGGATGTTCCCGCCCGAGGCGCACCACGCGCTGTTCAGCGAGCTTCGTGGGCAGAACAGCTTTCTCATTGCCCACAAGGACTTCCCCGGCAACCAGGTGTACAACCTGCCGCAGTGGGCGTCGAAGGGCAAGGCCAAGGAGCCGACGCCCAAGTCGAGGGGCAAGAAGCCCCAGCAGTTGAGGCTGTTCTGATGACGATCACCAAGCGGACCCCGTTGGTGCAGCCGCCTGCTGACAAGGCCCTGCAGTTCACCGACATGCCGGGCAAGTCGCAGCGCAACCTCAGCAGCCAGGTGCGCAAGCTGGGCAACCAGAAGACCGACATCAAGAACCAGCAGGCCCGGCTACAGCGCGCTGCGGATAACCCGCAGAGCAGCGAGAAGACCCGCACCAAGGCCCGGCAGCGGCTGACCTCGCAGTCAGCGCTGGCAGCGACGCTGGTCAACGCGCCGATCACCCATGAGTCGGCAGCGGCCAATCGTGTCGGCCTGGTCGAGCGGGGCAACGAGCGCTCCGTGCGTGAGGGCACCAACGCCGGTCACGGCTGGTACTTCGAACACCACAAGAAGCTGGCCGACGTTGCCGCCGCTACGGGCAACGATCGCTACAAGGTGATCGCCGCCAGCGCGGTGATGTCGCCGCAGAACAACCCCGAGCAGGAGCTTTCAGCAGTCACTGCACTGACCCGGATGCACGCCGATCCAAAGGCCCGTATCAAGGTTCCAGAAGCGGCGCTGGCGCATCCGGACGCTCCCTCGTCCCTGCGCGACTGGGTCGGCAAGTCCGTGCACCCGAGCAAGCTCTCGCCCATCGAACTGGCCCACATCTCGACCGCCTCGTTGCGTTCCTCGGTGAAGACCAAGGGCGACGTCGATCTGGGGTCGGTGAGCAAGGGTGGCGTGAAGGGCAACGTGATCAAGGCGATTGACGTGCTCCGTGGTAACACACCGGTGGAGAAGGCGATCGACCCTCGCTCGTCTCCGAAGGTGTGGTCGTATCACCACAACATCGCCTCGTCGGTCTACGGCTCCCCGGAGCACACCGAGTTCGCAGAGCGGATGCATACCACCACTGGTAGGGAGGTATCGGGTCAGACACGTATGGACCTCTTCGGCTTGAAGAGTGCAACACACGGCCCGCTCGATCCCAGGGGGCCGACTGCCGAGGACACCTGGCAGCAGGCCATCTCCACCGGCCAGCAGTTGAAGGCCATCAACATCCCAGGTCGGCAGGGTCGTGCAGCACTGCAGTCCCCGGCCAAGTTCTCGGTCGGTGAGGGCGGCTCGGCCAACCAGAAGATGCTCCGCTCTGTCCCCGGCATGGTCAAGACCGGTGTCTCGGCGTTGATGCACGCCTGGCAGAACCGGGCCACCCATTTGGCAGCAGAGACGTTGTCTCACCGCACGGGTGAGATCATCCCGGCCATCGGGGTGCAAGCCGGTGGCTGGACCGAGGGACGTCGTGAGGCCGGGAAGGCGATCGAAGAGAACGTCAAGCAGGGTCCGCAGCGCAAGCAGCCCGAGCAGATGAGCATGTTCCATGAGGACATGAGCGTCAATCGCAGAGCGCTCCCGGCGAAGAGCAAGCGGCAAGCAGCATTCGACAGTGGACAAGGAGCGTTGTTCTGATGGCACGTGGACAGGACACCGGAGATCACCCGAACCGGCAGGTCGGACGGCAGATGACCGGCTCGACAAGGGGGCCGCTACCGCAGAACGACGAAGAAGCTCGGGAGTGGCAGGCGCTGAACGAGAGTGCACGGGCCAGAGCCCGAGGCTTCGTCATGACCCACAAGGTCTACGGCACCGGAGGGATCAAGGCTACCCACCCGGCTCACAACCACAACGAGCACACCCAGCACACCCAAGCCACCGAGTGGACCTCGCGCATGCAGTTGGCCGAGGACATGAAGTGGGATCGCCAACGTGGCGACTGAGACAATAGGAGAGTCCTATGACTGATACACCCACCCCCGGCGATCGCGTCGATGCTGCCATTGAGGCTGCTCGACAGGCCCTCACCGACCTGCGTACCCAGTTGCAGGCCAAGGCAGCCGAGATCGGCCCCGAGATCAACGCGGCCGTCGATGCCGTCCAGGCCAAGATCGAAGAGATCTCGGCGGCAGTGGACGAGCGTCAGGGCCAGTAGATGCCTGGCGGCAAGGACCCTGGCCCCTCGATCAAGAAGCCAGACGAGTACGAGGCTCTCAAGAAGGAGGGCTACAGCAAGTCCAAGGCTGCGGCCATCTCCAACGAGGCAGCCAAGGGTCCTGCCGCTCGTTCCCGCATGGCTAAGAAGGCCGCTGCCACACGGAAGAAGGCTGCACCGTCCAAGGGCAGCAAGGGCCGAGAGCGCCAGGACACCGGCAAGGACAAGAAGTAGCGATGGCTGCCGTTGACCACATCCACCCACAGCAGATGCAACTCTTTGTGGACCCCGTAGAGCACATCCGCAAGTTGCGGGGCAGCGTCGATCTCGACTTCTCGTCCAGCGGGTGGCATGGCATGTGGAAGGACAAGGAGCAGGAAGCACGCGCTGCACCGGGATCTCACATCCACGGCGCAGGGATCTACGAGTCCGTCAAGAAGTACGGCATCATCCCCAGGAGCCTGCATCCGGACCCCACTGGTGGCGAGCCAGAGGTTCACCCGGCGCACGACAACTCCGGGTGGGTTCAGGGAGAGGGTCATCACCGGATTGCTGCAGCAGCAGCCGTTCAGCGGGACACCGGCAGACAGCAGTGGGTTCCCCTGAGGTACACCAATCGCCTCAGCAGAGCGAATCGGTTGATGGAATGAGCTTTGTCGGTCACGGTTGGCGCTCGGGGCAGGCAACTGACCCCGCTGTGGCCACCGGTGCGAACTCGACGGCAACGGTAAGTGGTATCTCACCCACCACTTTCGTTCGCAATCGGTCGATCACCATGACCGTGACCGGCACAGGCTTCACCTCGGCCAGTGTGATCTACGCCGCATACGGCCCTATCGCCACGATCTTCGACAGCGCCACCCAGTTGCGTTCCACCAGCTTCAACACCACTCCGGATAGTGGAGGGGCTGGGACCATCCCGGTCGGTGTCAAGAAGCAGGCCTCGGAGAAGCTCTCCAACACCGTCAACTTCACGGCGACCTGAGATGCCCAAAGGACCGCAGCGCATCTACCGGGGAGAGGTCCGTCAGGTCATCCCGACCCCGGAACACCCTGATCCAGCGTCGGCTGATCCGCACGAACTGCTGCACTCATGGCTGCAGCCGCACTACCCGTATCCCAAGGGGTACACCAGCGACACGATGTCGGTCGGCCAGCATTGGACACGCAGTCCGGAGATTATCCCCGAGCGCTTCGCCTTGGAGCCCTTGGCTCGGCCCGGTCATCCACAGCCTGGCGTGCCGATGGGCAGAGTCGAGGCCAATGCCGTCCGCAAGCGGGACTTTGCCGAGACGCCGCCTCCACCCGGTGTGCATCCGCATGAGCACTACAGGGAGGCTGACAAGGCGTACGCCGCTTCGGCTCGTTCTGAGCGCAGTGGTGTCAACATCTACCGTGACCTCTCCGGTGGAGATCCTGACCGACCTGGTCGGGCTAAGGCGTTCAACATGGGCATCGTCTGGCACGGCCATCTTCCCGAAGAGCACGAAGCAGGGACGAACTACGAGGACGAGCACAACCTGCCGTTCGGTTCGCACGTCACGGTGACCGGGGCCAGGCTGTTCATCCCCAAGTCAGGTACGGTGCACAGCTTGCGTGAGCGCCACCCGACGACGTTCACTCACGAAGAGCGCGCTGATGCTCACATGGACGTCCTCCAACGCTCGACGTACAGCCACATCGGGGAAACGTCCCCGGCACCGTGGAGTCGAGTACAGTTCCAGAGCCCTATTCACCTACCTGTCGGGCAGAAGAAGTGGGGGCTGCGATGAGCCCGGAGGCCGAGTAACACAATGGCAGTGACGTTCTACCCCGGTTCGTACCGAGCTTCTGCGTCCGACCTGACGATCTCCATCAGCCCGCTGGGCCTGGTGGAGTTGAGCGACGAAGAGTTCGAAGTCCACGGGCCGAGGATGAATCGTTACTCATCCAACTGGGCCTGGTACCTCGGCCACCACTGGGCCTACCGCCGTGAGATCGGTGAGCCGCAGTTGACGTTCAACTGGGTGCGGGCGTTCAGCGACTATCTCACCAACTTCACCTTCGGCAAGGGCGTCAACTTCCACAGCCCGGAGATCACCAGCGCCATCACTCCCTACCTGCTCAAGGAGGTGTGGGAGGTCCACAACCACAAGCAGCAGATCCTGATGGAGATGGGCCAACTGGGCTCGGTCAGTGGAGACTGCTTCGTGAAAGTGGCCTTTGAGCCGCCATACATGGATACCGTGGGCGTCCCTCACGAAGGGCGCATCCGCATCCTGCCGATCAACCCGGCCTTCTGCTTCCCGGAGTGGCACCCCCACGACCGCAGCCGGATGATCCGTTTCAAGACCAAGTACAAGTTCTGGGGCACGGCGTCTGACGGCTCTCGGCAGGTGATGACCTACGTGGAGTTGATGACCGAGGACACCATCGAGGAGTACATCAACGACGAGATGATCGATTCCCGGCCGAACCCGATCGGTGACATACCGGTGGCCTACTGCCCGAACATCGCTGTGGCCTCGTCCCCATGGGGCCTGGCGGACATCACCGACATCGTCTCGCTGAACCGGGAGTACAACGAGAAGGCCACGGAGATCTCGGACATCATCAACTACCACGCTGCTCCGGTGACGGTGATCACCGGAGCCAAGGCCTCCAACTTGGAGAAGGGGCCGCGCAAGGTGTGGGCGGTGACCAACAAGGACGCCAAGATCACGCAGTTGGAGATGGAGACGAACTTCACCGGGCCGCTGGGCTACATGGAGTTGCTCAAGCAGACGATGCATGAGATGACCGGCGTTCCTGCTGCGGCCCTGGGAACGATGCAGCCGATCAGTAACACATCGGGTGTCGCCCTGTCGATCCAGTACCAGCCGTTGATGCTCAAGCATGAGCGCAAGACGACTAACTTCGCGCTGCTCTTCGAACGGATCAACGAGTTGGTGATCAAGCATGCCTTCGTCTTCGCTCCGGGGATGACGGTGTACAACCCGTACCTGTCGAGCATGGCGATCAAGCCGGATCAGATCCAGCAACTGGACCCGTCCGACCCTGTGTCATACCGGACGTACGTGAGTTGGCCGTCCCCGATGCCGATCGACCGGCTGCTCAAGATCAACGAGATCCAGGCGCTGCAGGCGATGCAGTTGGAGAGCCGCCGTGGCGCACTGCGTGACCTGGGCGTTCAGTTCCCCGATCAGAAGATCCGGGAGATCTTCGAAGAGACGTTGGAGGACATCAAGGAGCAGGGCGCGATCGGCCTGATCCAGAGCCAGATCAGCGCCTTCAACATGATGGCCACTGGGATGACCCCGGACGGTCAGCCGCTGATGGGCCAAGACGCCGAAGGCAACCCCGTTCCGGCCAGCCCACCGGTCAACCCCGAGATCGCCCAAGAAGTGCAGTTCCTGGCCTACGGTGGCATGCCGCCGCAGCGTGCGGACTTCGAATCTGATGATCGGACCTAGAGTGTCTGGTCGTCGTCGTACGGCTCTATGGGCCGTACCGTGCTATAAGTAACACCACACAAGCGGAGAATCCGAAGGATCAACCGAATGTCACACACGGAGAACACAGGAGACACCGGGGGTGGCTTCCTCGTCGGCGTACAACCTGCTCAGCCTCGTCAAGCAAGTGACTGGCAGGGCGGCACTCCGGCACAGCAGGTGAGTCAACCCCTACCACAGCAGCAGCCTCAGCAGAACGGCGATCAGCGCCCGGCGTACCGCTGGACCGATGAGGACCTTGAGAACGCTCGCAAGCAAGAGAAGGACAAGCTGTACGGCCGTATCGAGGACATGGGAGCGACTCTCAAGGAACTCCAGCAGGCTCGGGAAGCCGAACTGGCCGAGAAGCAGCGGTTGGCCGACGAGGCCGAGGCTGCGCGCAAGGCCAAGGAAGAGAGCGAACTCGACCTCCGGGCGCTGATGGATCGCCGGGAAGCCGAGATGCGGGCGGAAGTGGACCAGATCCGCCGTGCTCAGGAGACGGAGCGTGAGGTCTTCGCCAAGGAGCGCTCACTGCAGGAAGCGATGATCTACCGTCGTGACCGGATCGATCAGGAGAGCGAGTACCTCCTGCCCGAGCTTCGTGATTTCGTCACCGGGGACACCCCGGAGGCGATCGATGCATCCATCGAGGCGTTGAAGCAGCGCACCGCTGCGATCGTCGCCAACTTTGTGCAAGCGGAACCGCCTCCACCGGTTCCGTTTCAGCCGCGGGGGGCGGCACCCACGTCCCCACCTGTAGGACCAATGGAGCAGTTGCCGTCGTATGAATCGTTGACTCCGGATGACATCCGGGGCATGGACATGGAAACGTACAAGAGATACCGTGGTCAACTCCTGCAAGCAGCAAACCCCACGCAGCGTCGGCGGGGTTAAGGGTAACCCAACACCCACATAGGGCGGTATCCACCGCCCGTTGCTCCACAAGGAGATACCACCATGCCTGCAGGCACGACGGGTCAGTATCTTGGTGGCGAGCTTCCGGTCGTATCCGGCATCACCGGTACCTCTCGGCTCGCCCCAGGCGGCCCCTACTCGCAGTACGACAACATCCAGGGCTACAAGGGCCTGGCCACGATGGACAACACGGCGGTCGGCTACTCCGGTTCCGTGGCCACCGGCTCGACCATGCTCGGCCCGGCGATCCAGACGATCTGGTCCAAGGAGATCCTCTTCCAGAGCATGCCGGTGCTGCGTTTCGAGCAGTTCGCCGTGAAGAAGACGGAACTGGGCACCATGCCTGGCCTGACCGTGAACTTCATGCGCTACAACAACCTGCCGATGCCTGCTGGGCCACTGATCGAAGGCGTGCGCATGAAGACGCACGCGATCACGGCCAACCAGTACGCCATCACCGTGCAGGAGCAGGGCTTCGCCGTCGCCGTCTCGGAACTGCTGCTCAACGCCAGCTTCGATGACGTGATGGCCTCGTCGTCCCGGCTGCTCGGCCGCAACATGGCCCTCTACATGGACGGTCAGGCCCGTCAGACGCTCGCTCGGGCGTCGAGCGTGGTCTTCGGCTACCAGAAGCCTTCGGCCATCAACACCGGCTACGGCGTGTACGAGGGCGGCACCCCGGCGACGGGTTACACCCAGGTCAACGGTGCGGTCGGCGCTGCCGACAACCTCAAGTACTTCTTCACGCCGTACGCCGTCAAGGACGCCGTCGAGGTGCTCGCATCGAAGAACGTGCCTCGTCTCGGTGAGACGTACGTGTGCTTCGTGCACCCGCACCAGAGCCGCCGCCTGCGGGACACTCCCGAGTGGATCGAAGTGACCAAGTACGCCGCGCCGGGCAACTTCATGCTGGGCGAGATCGGCCGCTTGGACGACGTGGTCTTCATCGAGACGACGCAGGTCACCAGCCCGCTGGCGGGCACGGCCGACATCACCGACCCGTGGCCGACGCTGCCGGGCGGCGCGGTGTCCACGACCAACCCGTTCAACCCGGACTGGCGTGGCACGGCCCTCGGCTACAAGGGCGGCGACGCCTTGGGCGCAGGCGACCTCTCGCCGTTCCCGGACATCGATGACACCAACGGCACGCTGGACGACCTGCCCGCAGGCGAGACGGCGCTCCCCGGCTGGGGCGAGCCGTGGGGTCCTTCGACGGCCATCTACGAGTCGGTCATGCTCGGGGACAACGCCTTCGGGCACGCCATCTCCCTGCCGGTCGAACTCCGTGACGGCGGGGTGCTCGACTTCGGCCGTGAGCACGCTCTGGCGTGGTACTCGATCTGGGGCTGGGGCGTCGTGACCGACTCCTCGGTCGTGAAGATCATCACCAACTAGGAACGCGTGGAGGGGCGGGCTTCAACCTCCCGTCCCTCCACCCCCGAAAGGCAGGTATCACAATGAGCATGGTTGCCGTCCACGGCCCGCACACGATGTACTCCACCAGCATGGCCGAGGCCGGGCCTGCCAACGCCGTCGCTACCCCGTCCAACGGTCTGTCATGGTCGTTCTCGGCTGATCCGTCCACCCGTCCAGCGGCTGACTACGACTGGACCTTCGGCTCCGGTGCCACCCCGGCATCGCAGGCTGACAGCAAGGGGCCGATCGCGGTCACCTACTCCACAGCCGGAACCAAGGTCGTCACCCTCACCATCCCCAGCGCGGTGTCCACCGTCACCAACAAGGCGCTCACGGCGAACGTGGCGACGCTCACCGTCGCTGCCGCTCACGGCCTGATCGTTGGTGACAGCGTGGTGGTGGCCAGTGTCGGTGCGCCCTTCGACGGCACCTACACGGTGACGGGGGTGCCATCAGCGACCACGTTCAGCTACGTCAAGACCAACGCTGACGTCACTTCGGGGGCGGCGACCGGCACCGTGACGTGGCCTGGCCGTCCTGCGGCCGGTGCGTACGTCATGGGCATCCAGGCGAAGACGGGAGCGATCGCATGAGGGTCAGGGTCGAGTACAACGACGGGTCAGAGCCTGAGGAACTGGTGGTCACCGATGGTTCGGTGCACTTCCATCCGTACCCCGAGGGCGACACCGAGAAGCACGACGTCAACGTCGAGGTGCTGGAAGCTGACGAGGGTGACGAGCCGTCACCCGAAGCGTACGACCCCGGCGCGCACACCGTAGGTGAGGTCGAGGACTACGTCAGCAGCCATCTTGAAGAGGCCAAGGCGGTGCTCGACGCCGAGGTTGCCGGGAAGAACCGCTCCACGCTGGTGAGTTGGCTGCAGGCGACGATTCCCTTCGACCCCTACGATCACACGGTGGGCGAAGTCGAGGACTACGTCACCGCCCATCCCGAAGAGTTGGAGCGGATCTACACCGAAGAGTCCGAGGGCAAGGCCCGCACGACCCTTCTTTCCTGGCTGGAAGGCCAGGGAGCCACCTGAGCTAGCAACTAGAACGGAGAACTTACCGTGGCGCAACCCAAGGCCGAAGTCGAAGTCGAGAGGGAAGAGACGGAAGAGCCGGAGCAGAACGCTGTCACCCGGCCGGAAGATCTCGGCTTCCCTCGCAACCAGCAACTCGATCGCACCCCGGAGGGCATCCCGATCCATCGGGAGATCGAGGTCGAGGCCATCGCGCCTCAGCCAGCCCCCGTTGACCAGAGCGGGATGGTCGAGATCCGCATGGCCGAGACGATCGAAGAGTTCACCTACGGCAACCCGCACCGGTCCTACCGGCTGGAAGCCAACAAGCGCTACCGCTTGCCGGTGGACGTCGCCCGATACCTCTACAGTCTTGGGTACACCTACCAGATCGTCAATCGATAGAGGCTGCTGATGGCCCGGCCAACCCTGCTCCACGACGGGTTCCTGATCCCCAACGCTGGGGACGTCTCCAACCCACGGATGGCCGAGCCTGACCGCATCGACTTCAACACCCTCGCCCACGATCGCTGGGGCGTGGTCGAGGGCTGCCTGGTCACCGTCTCGGTGAGCACGGCGATCATCTCGGCAGGTGTGGCCCTGGTGAACGGAGCGATGGTTTCCGTCGCCGGGGCCAGCCTGCCGATCCCTACCAGCCAGGCCCAGGACCGCTTCGATCTGATCGTGGTGAACGCATCAGGCGCTGTGCTGCTCGTTGGCGGCACCTCGGGGGCCGATCCGGTGTTCCCTGACCCTGGTATCAGCGTCACGGTGTTGGCTGCGGTGTTCGTTCCGACCGCCGTGTCGGACCTTTCCAGCAACGTCATCGACAAGCGCAAGTTCGTCAGCAACGGACTGCTGACCAAGATCAACCCGTCGTTGCCGCTGATCCAGAACCTCAACAACGTCGGAGATCACTTCCGGGTCACCGGCGGAGGAGTGATCACCTGGGAAGGTGATACCACGCTATCCCGTACCTCAATCGGCACGCTGACCCTCGACGGTGCGCTCAACGTCCTGGACGGCATCGTGACGAACAGCGTCTTCGCCTCGGCAACGCTGACCGCTACCGGCCGAGTGCAGGGTGCCAACCTGGCCAGTGGGCCGTCGTTGCCGGGCTCTGCTGCCAACGGGTCGATCTTCCAGAACGAGACGGACGGACGCATCTACGTGCGCAAGGCTGGGGCTTGGGCCGAGTTGGCCACGGTCAACGGCACCGTGCCGACTGGGACGATCATCGACAGTGTCGAGATCCCGGATGTGATGATCCCTCGCGGTTGGGTACCGCTCGATGGTCGAACCATCTCCGAAGCGACGTACCTGAGTCTGTTCAACCTGACGCAGTTGGCCGGGTATATCAACGGTGTCTCACCCAACCGGACGATGACACTGCCCAACGCCAACGGCAGAGTGCGGATGACTGCTCAGAGCGGCATCGGGAACCTCGGCGGTCCGACGAGCAATCAGCGGTCGTTGACCGTGGACAACCTGCCCCGCCACAGACACAACGTGGCGATGTCTCCTGCAGGGAGCGGGACGTTCAAGGTCCGGGTGTTGAGCGCTGGGGACCACAGTCACTCGATGCAGGCTGGTGGTCTGCACCAGCACCAGTTGTTCGCTCCGACAGGTGACATCAACATCCAAGGGCCGACCGTGATCTTCCCGAAGGGACAGTACGTTCCCCCGTTCGGCCAGGTTCCTGGTATGACAGCGGGCCAGGAAGATTCCCAGCACACGCACACCATTCTCAGCGGTGGTGCCCATGAGCACCAGGCGTACACCGATCCCCTGCCTGATCACACTCACGCGATCACCGAGCAGGATGTCGGCGTCGGTGCCGCCTTCGATGTCACACCCTCGTACCTGGCCGTCTTCACGTACATCCGGTCGTAGTCGTGAGCGCATACGTCGGCTCACGGTTCGGGCAGGACGGTCCCCCACGAATCGCAACGAGCGCCGAGGCGCTCTTGGAGGCCACTGAGATGCCACCTGTACCGACCTATCAGCCCCTCGTACCCTTCTTTCCGCCGTCACTGGTGTCTGGGAATGGCTCCGCTTCGAGCGCTGCGGCAGTCGCAGCAGCTTCTGGCGACGCCGACTGGATGTCATACCCTGACCGGCTCGATCTACACTTCTACCAGGGCGATGACGTGCAGATTCCGCTGTATTTCCAGAACCTCGGTGATCCCGATCTCGACATGAGTAACGAGAACGGCTACACCTGGAAGTCTCAGATCCGCCTGCGTCACCACTACGCCTCACGGCTGGTCAACGAGTTCACCATCGAGTCCGAGGCTGTTCCCCCAACGCCTCCGGACACTGAGCCCACGGGTATCACACTGGTGACGCTGTTTCTCCCGAGGATGCTCAACCAGTACCTCGGCGTCTACCAGTGGGACATCCAATCGACCAGTCCGTTCACCGGCCCCGACTTTCCCAAGCCGCCCGACGTCGATGACGCCAACTGGCCGATGACCGATCAGGTGAAGACTTGGCTGTACGGCTATGTCTACATCGTGCCTCGGTTGACGGCCACCGACTATCTGCCGATCCCGCCAGGAGCCGCTGGGAACAATCAGCAGGTGTGGGTCGTCAGCAGCAACCAACTCGTCGCTGGTGCCAACGGGAGGGTTCCATGACCGTCACCGTCTCTACCACTCGTCCGACGAGCAGCGGCGGCATCATCGTTGTTCCCGGCGAGAAGGTCGTCGTCACTGCTCCATCAGGGTTGCGCGGTCCTCCTGGCCCTCCTGGTGCGGACGGAGCGCCAGGCAAGGACGGGACGTCGGTACAGATCGTCGGCTCTGTTCCCACGGCAGCGAGCCTCCCCACCAACTTGACGCCTGCCGATGCTGGCGACGGTTATATCACAACGGACAACGGGCACCTCCACGTGTGGAGCGGCACGGCGTGGACCGATGTCGGTACGATCACCGGCCCGCCAGGGCCTACCGGACCGCAAGGCCCGAAGGGCAACACCGGAAACACCGGCTCGACCGGGCCGCAGGGCTCACAGGGCAACGCCGGAGCACAAGGTCCGAAGGGTGACCCCGGCCCGACCGGTAACACCGGTTCGCAGGGCATCCAGGGACCGCCAGGCACCGCTGGGTCAACCGGCGCTCAAGGACCGCAGGGTGCTCAAGGCCCTGCCGGTGCTGATGGTGTTGCTGGTCCGCAAGGTCCGCAGGGACCCAAGGGTGACGCCGGTTCAGGCGTCACGATCAAGGGCACGATCACAACCTGGCCGCCGCCAACTCAGATTGCCGGTGACATGTACCTGCTGGGATCTCCGGTTCCAGCAGGTGCACCGAGCCCGGCAACGGGGACGAAGTCTCCCGGCGATGGTGTCGTCTACAGCGGCACTGCGTGGGCCAACGTCGGTCCGATCCGTGGCCCTGAGGGGCCAACCGGCCCGACCGGCCCAACTGGCTCGACCGGTTCGCAGGGTCCCGCTGGACCACAGGGGACCACAGGCGACACCGGGCCACAAGGCGTCCCCGGTTCCCAGGGGCCGAAGGGTGATCCTGGTACGCAGGGAATCCAGGGAAACCAAGGTATCCAGGGCGTTCCTGGCACGGCCGGGAGTCAGGGTCCTGCTGGTCCTGGCGTCGCTGCTGGCGGTACCACCAGTCAGGCGTTGACCAAGGTTTCGGCAACCGACTACGCCACCAACTGGTCAACGATCGACAAGGCCTTCGTCGGCCTCGGCAGCGTCGATAACACATCGGATGCCAGCAAGCCGGTGTCCACCGCACAGGCCGCAGCCGATGCGCTCAAGGCCGACAAGACGACGGCGATCCCGGTGACCGCGCCGATCACCGGGGGCGGTACGTTGGGCACGCCGACCGCCATTGGCATCTCCGACTTCACCACAACGTCACGTGGTGCAGTGCCCAACCCGACTGCAGCGAGTGGCCGGTTCCTCAAGGACGACGGTACGTGGTCGTTGCCACCCTCTGCTGCCAGTGGAACGGGCAACATCTTCCCCTTCACCTACAACACCTCGACGCTTGAAGCGGGTATCGGCACCAACCAGATCCGCGGCAACAACGGCACCTTCGCCAACTCGACCAAGTTGTGGGTTTCCGAGATCACTCTCGACGGCCTCGATGTCACCGTCGGGCTCGGGCGGATCAAGGCAGGCTTCCAGGTCTACATCCAGGACTACACGTCGGCCAGCCGCTACGCCCAGTTCAGCGTCATCGCTGATTCGATTGACAAAGGTGCCTACTGGGAGATCTCCGTCAGCCCCTTGGCTTCGCTGGGCACCATCCCCGGAGGCAAAGTTGCCTTCCAGTCGCTGTCCACAGCGCAGACCAGCAGTCTGTTCTCGGCCACGACGACTGCACCAGGTCTGACTCCTGGTGCCAACGGTGTCGGCTCGACGTACTATCTCAACGGTACCGGGGTTTGGTCGGTTCCTCCTGGCGGCGGGGTAGGTGTCACCGATGGTGACAAGGGCGACATCACCGTCTCGGGTACCGGCACGGTGTGGACCATCGATCCCGGTGTGGTGACCAACGCCAAGATCGTCAACGCTGCGGCCAACAGCTTCAAGGGCAACAACACCGGATCGGCAGCAACGCAGATCGACATGACGGTTGCTCAAGCCAAGACCCTCCTGGCGATCACTGAGAGCGATGTTGCCAATCTCGTCACCGACCTCGGCAACAAGCAGCCGCTCGATGCTGACCTGACGACGATCGCCGGGCTGACCGCAACGACTGACAGCTTCATGCAGTCCAAGGGATCGGCGTGGGCGGCACGGACCATCGCTCAGGTGAAGACCGACCTTGGGTTGACCGGGACGAACAGCGGCGACCAGACCACCATCGTTGGGATCAGCGGGACCACGGCGCAGTTCAACACGGCACTCACTGACGGTGACTTCGCCACCCTCGGCGGCACCGAGACGCTGACCAGCAAGACGCTCACCGCTCCGACGATGACCGCCCCCGCGCTGGGCACACCGGCGTCAGGTGTGTTGACCAACTGCACCGGGTTGCCCAACGCATCCGTCATCGGCCTCGGTTCGCTGGCCACCAAGTCAACGATCCTCTCGGCGGACATCACCGATGGCACGGTGTCCAACACTGACCTGGCGACGATGGCTGCCAACACGGTGAAGATGAACAACACGGCGGGCACAGCGAGCCCGACCGATGTCACCGTTGCCAACTTGAAGACAGCGCTCGGCCTCACTGGTACGAACTCTGGTGATCAGACCTCGATCGTCGGCATCACCGGCACGCTCGCGCAGTTCAACACGGCGATCACCGACGCCGACGTGCCTGCAGCGCTCAACGGGCTCGTTGCTGTGTGGAAGGGCACGCAGGCCCAGTACGCCGCCATTGGCACCAAGGACGCCAACACGCTCTACGCGATCTTGCCGTGAGCCATGACAGCAATCGCCACCGCTGACATCCTGTTCAAGTACTCGGTCACGACCGGGTCTGCTGGTAACTCAACGGCACAGGCCGACAAGAACGCCTCGCTGGGCAAGTACATCTCGACCACGCAGTGGAGCGGTGGCTCTGGCACGTTGTTCGACAACGTCTCCGCTGCGGAGAACTCAGCCTCGACGGTTGACTACCGGTGCATCTTCGTGCACAACGCCAACACCTCCAACGACCTGCAGAACGCCGTGGTGTACCTGTCTTCGGAGGTATCGGGTGGAACGACGATCGCTGTTGCAGCGGACACCACGGCTGCTTCGGCGCTCGGTGCATCGACGGCGCAAGCACTGACCGGCGCTTCGGAGACGGCACCTGGTGGCTCGGTCACCGGCTTGAGCTACGCATCTCCGACGACGGCTGGTACCGGTGTATCACTCGGAACCATCCCCAAGAATCAGTGCAAGGCTTTCTGGGTGCGGCGTACGGCAGCCAACACTGCAGCCCTGACCGGTGACGGTGTGACGATTGCCGTCACGGGCGACACGGGTAGCTTGTGAGGGTCCGATGACTGTCGCACTCGGTCGGAACACCACCTACGGGGTCGGTACCTCGACCACCGCGGGGACGACGCTCGCCGTCACACACGGTGCCGTTGACATCGGTGAAACGCTGATCGTTGGCATCTCTTGTGACAACGTCACCAACGCCACACTGCCGACTGTCTCATCGATCACCAAGGACGGTGCTGAAACCGCCAACTGGGTGCTGATCGGCTCTGTTGACTCATCGTCAGCGACTGGTGCTGGTGGCGTCCGAGGGATGATGTACGCCATCACGGCGACCGTTCCCTGGGCCGCTGGATCGAAGACGATCACCTTCTCGGCCAGCATCACGGCCAAGGCGGCAGAGTCCCGGATCTTCTACGGCGTGACCACCACGGCTCGCGGCACGGTGCCATCAGGCACGTCTGGCGCTGCTGGTGTGTCAACCGCTGGGACGCCGACAGCAACGTCGGCAGGTACGACGATCGCCTCAGGTGACCTGGTCCTCGGCCTCCACGTCAGTGAAACCAACGCCGCTGTCGGCTTGGACACGGACACGCTCAACGGTTCCTGGGTCGGTTTCGGTGCCGGTACCTTCACGTCGAGTGGTGCTGCGGCGGCGAACGCCAGTGTCCGCATGCAGTACAAGATCACCACTGCCAGCGGGGCACAGACGCTTAACCCGACAAGCTCTGGTGACTGTGGTGTCGCCGTCGTAGGCCTGGTGCCGCAGACCTTGTCTGCTGTCACAGCAGCAACACGTTCGGCAACATGGGACGTTGCTGCTTCCCCACCGGTTCAGTGGGCCGACGTCACCTTCGTCAACATCAACAGTGGCGGGAACTACTGGAACTTCGGGGGGTACTCTTCCGACGCTTGGTATTACAACATCCCCCCGCCAGGGATCAGGGAGGACTTGGGGTTCGGCGGCTACTCCGCGGTGCGCCAGACCGCAGCCGTCGGGTTAAACCAGTACGTCAAGGCGTACGTGGAGGACCGGGCCAACGGGTGGCTGTTGAAGGTGCGTTGTCAATCGACGCCTGTGGCAGCCGGTACGAGTGAGCTTGCCAACGGCCTCACTTCCTTCTTCGACGGCACCAACCTGTTCTGGCGTGCCACTGACGGGAGTCTGATCACCTTCACCAACCCAACGCTTCCAGCAGGGCCTGGGTTTGTCGAGCTACGGGTGGTGAGCAACATCGCCACGGTGGTCATCGCTGGGACCACGTACGCGACCTTGGACATCTCGTCGTACGGCTACACAGGTGTGTACACCGGGTTCGGGTCGGATCACGGCCACATGGTCTACTACGCCGAGGGCGGTGACACGACCGGTACCGGTACGGCTCCGGCCAAGGTCACCGGGATGACCGCCACGTCGGTCACCGCCACCAGGATCGATCTCGTCTGGGCGATGGCGACCAGCAATGGGCAAGCCATCACTGGGTACATGATCGAACGTGCTCCTGATGCTGCCGGTGCACCGGGCACTTGGGCGACGCTCTCTGCGACTACTGGTGCGCCATACCCGTTGTCATACTCCGATACCACGGTCACCGCTGGCCAGCGTTGGTGGTATCGGGTTTCGGCCATCAACTCCGGTGGCACCGGTCCTGCTTCCGATCCTGACGACGCCATCGCCACTGCTCCATCGCCGCCAGCGTTCACCGAGAACTTCTCTGCGGGCTTGAAGAACTGGACGGTTGCCCGCTGGCGGTCGCAGGGGTCACAGGTCAACAACCCCGGTTACGTGCCGCCATCGAGCAACGATGATGGGCACTACGACGGAGTGCTCGGCACGCACACCACGCCGACAGGTATCGGGCTGTTACCTCCGTATGACATCTTCGTTGGTTCGAACAACTGGCTCTTCGTCGGCGGCGGTTCGCAGAACTACGGGGACACGTTCCTGCGTTGCGCTCAGCAGATGGACCTCACCGGCTC